GAACCAACACCACGAGAAGAAACTCCCAACATCACACCTTCACCGAGAAGAGATTCTGCAATTTTTCCCATAGGAGTGGAAAGAATTTTTGCTCTTCCTCTAAAATTATCTCCAACTCTCTCCAAACAAACAATTTTATGAGAAACTCTATCAAGGTTCAAAGAAGGACCATCGGGGTGTCCTAGTTCTCCAAGAGCACGACCTTTTTGAATATAATTTTCATTATATCTTTTGACTTCTCTTTCGAGAGTTCTCATTTCATAGAGACGCTTGTTTCTATTTGGTTTGTTTGCTTGAAGAAAAATACCTTCAATAAAAAGAGACTTTTTACCGTTGGTTTCTTCAACAATAACCTTAACCTTTTCGATTTCTTCTGTGATAAGTTTCATTGGATTAACCACCTGCGATTTGAATTTCTGTGATGTGAAGTTTTCCACTTGCCCCAAAAGCAGCAACTTTTGTTGTTCTTCTTAAAACACCAGTGGAAGTAGTTACTGGACCTTGAGATGAAGTATTCCAAGTAAGAGTAATAACTCTATTAAATCCACCTGTTCCTGCACTGTTTGTTGCGTTTACTGAAGCAACAGTTGCTGCTGTTGTGTTGATACCTGATGGAACAACACCAGTAAGTTCAACAATATCACCAGCAGAAAAATCAGAGAAAGTACCTTCTGGTAAAGTTACAACAGTGGTAGTTCCAGTAGTTACACCAACAATAGTTTGAGTAATTGCTGTTTCTTTTAAAATGAGTTCAGTTCCTGCTTTAACAAAAATACTAGCACTTGTAGTAGTACTAATCGTTGGAGTTGGAGCAACCTCAACATAAGCATCTTGTTCTGGAACAATTCTCAAAAAACCAGACCTCAAAGCAATTGGATTACTGGTTACTGCTGCACCAGTCATCGTCAATGGTGTAATTTTTTGTACAATCTTATATACGGACATTGTAATAATTGGACTATATTAGTTATTTAGTATTTCTTGCAAGTTCTAAATGAAATTTTAAGTACTCATAACTCAATAAATCTCTCTCCATCTAATAGAAACTCCAACATTAGTGCTGGTGTCACTTATATTACTTACACGAACTGAAAAAATTTCTGAGTCTGTTGCATCAAAATTTTGTGTTAGGAAATTTTTCTTAGATGTAGGTCCTGATTGAGCATCTACAGTTGTTGCTGATGGTTTTTGTGAGTTTTGACTTTCTCCCGCAACATAACCACCCATAAAATCTTCAAAATATGCTGTACTAATTCCAGTTGAAGATGCATTATATTCAACAACCGATTCAGTATTCTCTGACTCCCAAGTTCCTGTTGTATTAATTCCAACCGAACTCCTAAATTTTAGAACTTCATATTTTACATTTCCTCCATTACTAAACACAGAAACATCTTCAAGTTTTACTGTTGCTCTATTTGGATAACCTTTAAATGTATTTTTGAGTCTAATATTAATGATTGGAACTGTACTGCCAACACCAACAGTTCTGAGATTTGTTGTATGTGAAAATTCTCTACCTGCCTCTACATATCCACCTTCACTCATTACAGTAGAACAAATTTGAATAAAGGAACCACCAGCACCTACTTGTGCTCCAGTATTTCTAACTTCACATCTTACTGGAAGATTTGGATTAGACATATAAACTGTTGGAATGTGATTTGCATTATAAAATTCGTGACAGACAACATTCTTGCCATCAAGTGCAAATCCACAACGAACTCTACCAACACCTAACCATTCAAAGTCAGTAAAGAATAATTGAGTTTTAGTAACATCTAATGTAAATCCAGAAGGATCTAGACCTGTTAATCTATCTTTATTCCATTCAGATTGAGTAACTCTTCTATCTGAAGCAATACCAGTTACATAGGATCTAATTACAAAACTTAAAACTCCATCTGGTGCTTGCTCAAAGAAAATGCCATCTCTGTCATCAAAGTATCCAGTTCTCTTATAAACATTTTGTTGTGCCGCACCAAAATTAAATGTGGAGAAAATCAATTGAGATTTTCCAGGCATATAATGATGATATCTCTTTGTCTGGTGAATAGTATATCCATTAGTGCTGACACCAGACTGCAAAATTGCTGCTGCTTGATTGACATCAAAAGTTATAGTTGCACCAGTGCCTACTTTGACATCTACAAAGTCTGGATCAATAGCATAAAGATGCTTATAATCTCCAAGAGTATATGGATTTGATGTTCTTAATCTACCAAAAGCATCATCTTCGGGTTTCCACGGATTATATAAGTGTGACATTAAACTACCCTCCAACCGTTTCTATAAACAAAAGTAAGTGAACCAAAATCATATGCAAGAATTGCTCTATCCCGTCCGTCAATTTTATCTGAACCTGATGGAAGGATTGTGATATATCTATTCGTTCCCTTGGATGCTTCTCCAAGTTCATCTTTTACTATGTATACCTTTCCATTCTTCCTTGGTGTTGGAAGAGTAATTGTAACTGCTCCCGCATAATTTATACCGATATAATAATCTTGTGGAGTTATTGTATAAGACGATGATGTAATATACTTAAGTGGCATATCCATGTATGCCAAATTAGTTTCACCACCACCACCTAATGTGGATAGTTGTTGCTGAATTCTAGAAAGAAAAAGTTTATAATGATTCTGCAAATCATCAAGTGTTGCAAAATTTTGGTTGAGTGGTGTTAATGGGTCATTTTGTTGCTTAACATCACTTGGTTCTGCAAGAAGTCCAAGAGATTTTTCTATTATTTCCTCTTTTGGTTCTTCTATTTCTTTTTGAGTGACTTCTTCTTTTAATTCTTTCTTTTTCTTTGGAGCAATTTCTTCTTTTAAAGTAGACAAAAAAAGTTCATCAAAAGAATTCCCAACAAGATTTTCTTTCTTTTCTTTAATAACTTTTTTTCCAGTACTTATCGTTGAAAAGAAATCAGATAAGTCATTGGAATATGCTCCAAAGTCATCCACTTATCAATCCTCGTATTCTTGAGTATCCTCGATTTCACCAAAAAGACTTGTAGCAACTTCTGGCCTTACCGCATTAATTTTTTCTGCTGATTTTGAAAAAAGAATTTCTTTAATCTTATCACTAACTTCTGCAGGGGATTCGTCTGCCAAAATCATATCCATTAAATCGTCCATAGTTATAATAAGTTTTAACTAAAATTATTTATAATTCTCCAGCAGACCCCAATTCAACACCTGCTTGTTTGTCGGTCAATCCTGGTTCTTGGGGCATTGCTCCAAGTGCATTTGGGTCTTGTGGAGCACCCATAGCACCTGGAGCACCCATTGGATTCATCATTGCTGCTGGGTCTGGAATAATTCCATCCTTAATTTCTTTCTTCATTTGTGCGTTGATTTCTTTGATTTCACTATCAGTTTGACCGAGAATTTCTCTTCTTACATATTCTGCGGAGAAATAACGACCAAGATATGGGTCCATCGCAGCAACAACACCCAATTTATCATTCATCAATTCATTTTTCTTCAAATCAGAAAAATGATTATCATAAACATAATCAAACTGGATATGGTCAGACAATACCTCCCAATCTTCTAATGTTACAATATTTTTAAGAATTAATTGAGTTTTGAGTAAATCGATAAAAATTTGAGAAAATCTTTTTCTTAGTCTACCAACAAAACGAGTAAATTTAAGTTCATCTCTTAGAATTTCTGATGAACGACCGAGATTGAATCCACCTTCTGCAGCAAGTCTTGTTGGTGGAACACCTAAAGAATCATAAAGTTTCTTTTGGAAATACTCAATGTCAGCAAGTTCTCCAAGATTTTGCCCACCAGGAAGTGTAGTGATTTCGGTTCCTCTACCACCCTCTCTTCTTGGTAACCAGAAATCCTCAAGCATAGCCATATATTTACGGTCATCACGAATCTCACCAGTGCTTGCGTCATAGACAAGTTTGTTTCTATAACGGTTCATAACGTCACGCAGATACTGTTCTGCTTTAATCTTGGGAAGATTGCCAACGTCAATATAGAAAATTCTACGTTCTGGTGCTCTTGATAGTCTATAAATCACAAGACTATCCTCAATCATTCTCAATTGATTGAGTGCCTTGATTGCCTTATGAAGGAAAGAAAGAACAGTTTGCTTATTTCTATCTACAAGACCAGAAGTAACATACACAATCGCATCCTTTGCGATTTTTACGTTATTTACATCTGATACTCTATATGAAGCACTTTGTGATGACCCAACATTTGGATCATACATATAAAATTCTTCAATCTCTTGATTCCCAAAATCAATTTGATTTTTATCGTTTACAATTTTTCTATACTCAGTACCAAAAGCATCTTTATTGTCTTTTTTTAGTTTTCTTATATACTTAATTTTTAAAGCATCAATATATCTTACTTCTTTGATTCCTTCTGATGGTTTTTTGAAATCAATTACTTTATGATAATAGATTCTTCCATCAACATACCAGTTTCTAAAAATCTCGTGGCACTTCTTATCGAAGTCCATAATTTCTTTAATATACTTAAACTCTTCTCGGATAATCTCTTTCAGTTTATCAGAAGCAGGAAGATTTGAAAGGTCTATCTCTACTGGTGAATCATTTAAGTCAGATACAATTGCTTCATTTACAACATCCTCAATTGCACTATCGCATTCTGGATGCAAAGACATCTCACGATATCTTCTAATTAAATCTGCTTCACTCTTATAAACACCTTCAATATCTACATACTGACCGTAAAATCCACTTGAAATATAAAAGTCTGATTTATCTTCATCATTACGAGGAATGGGAGAAACAATCTTTGTAGACTGCTTCTCCCTATTGTCTTCAAACTTAAAACCAAACAGTTTTGCCATAGTAATGTTATTGTCCTTGTTCTACTATTTATCAGAAGTCTGAAGTGACAGAATTTGCATCAAATCTTTCTTGTGTTGAAGAACCAAGTAGGCTATTTCCTGAAGTATCAAGAGCATCCCACCATTGGACTTGAAGATCTACTGTAAATTCTTCGATGGTATCTGCCTGATCGTATGAAAGATCAATCGCACTAATAGAAGTTGGGAATGTGCCATAAAATGAATAAGATTTGAGGATATTCATTTTATTATTAGATGTCATATTAACATCAACTCCTGCTTTACCGAGTTGATAAACCTTCATATCCTTCTGATAATTGACAGGATTTAGTTCTCCAGAATTATCTTCGTGCTTATTCATATAGTTCATCCATCTCTCAAAAGCATTTCTAATTTTGAAATCAACATCATTGATTATTGTAATCGTCCAAGGATCGAATGTTCTATCTCCAGCAATTTTAAGATTTCTTCCTCTAAAGGGAATATCAATTACGTTGATTGTAGATCCAGGTAATGATGCTGCTTTAATTAAAAATCTAGTTTTTTCAGATAATGCATTTGCATCATTGCCATTACCATTAAAAGCAGCAGTTGGGAAATTAATTTCACATTCAAAGAGGTTAGGTCTTGCTCCACCTCCAGAAATTCTATTTTTGAAGTCATTTAGAGTTCTTTGACTTGGTGAAATGCCACCACCAGTTGCGTTATTTGCCATTGTTTGTTACCTCGTTAATTAAACAGTACCGATAATTTCTTCAAAGCTGACTCCTGTGCGAGTAGCAACAAAAGTCAATCCGATAAAGTTGATTGATCTTGCAGGTTTGACATAAATATCAGCCTTGAATTGATTCGCATCAATAATATCAGGAGTGTTGTTTGATTCATCGCAGACAACAACAAAATCAGTAATACCTCTTTTTGACTTCACATCACGAAGATATGGATCAACAATATTGATGAAGTTTGCTCTGGTGATTGTATCATTAAACTCAAAGAGTTGTGCTCTTGCTGCTCTTTCAATAGTTGCTTCGAGTGTTAAGAATAAACGACGAACATTAATTCTATCGAATGCTGAAGTATACGAAAGGGCAGTCTTATCACCAAAAAGAATAATACCGGCACCAGGGGAGAAGATAATTGGATTGATTCTCTTTGGATAAAGAAGATCTCTTTGTGCTTGTGAAGGATTAAATGCAAGTTTTACTGCATTATTGAGTGCTCCTCTGTTTGCACCAGCAGGTGAGAACCAAGGATACTGATTGATTGATGTTCTAGCCATCAATCCAGCAATGTCAGCATTACAAGCAATGTATCTAAACTGATTGTTAAATCTATCATAAACATACTTATAACCAGTATCAAACACTGCATAGGATGATGAGGTTAATGGATCAAAGAAATTGACAATGTTAGTAGTTTGAGTATCAGAGTTTGCCACATCAACAACACCTGCTCTATGTGGTGAAATAGTAGCAACACAGTCTTTACGAGTATCTGCAATTGCGATTAATTCATTTGCTTTTGCTTGTGATTCTTGAATTGTAGCACCACCAGAAGGACCACCAATTATAAAGTTAATTTGATATTCTGCTGGATTTGTGAAGTTTCTATATCCATCAATCACCTTTGCCAAAGAAATTGAATATCCACCAACATTACTAGTTCCAGAATAATCTCTACCACCAGTTAAGTTATATGTAGTTGCACCAATTACATTAAATGTATTTCCTTGTGCTGTTAGACCCCAAGTAGTATTGGACGTAGAAGAAACTCCAGATACAGTTGAGAATTTAGACGGAGAACCAACTGGAGCAAATCCAGGGAAAATGTATTGTGAATTGTCACGAATAATATCTTTATAGTAATTTGCTTCTGATGGTGAAATCTTGCCATCAGACGCTTTGGATAAATTGGTATATTTCTCAAGAATATTACCAGCACTACCAGTCACTTCTCCAGTGTCATCAACAACAACAACGTGCAGTTCATCATTTCTTCCATTTCTTTCGGATGAATATTGAGAAGTCCTTGGTCTTGGTGCGATATTTTTCCAATAAACAGTAGAATTTGTTAATCCCAAAGTTTGTTGATTGTACCAATCTGAAGGTGCAGTAATTGTTTCACCATTAACAGCAACATTAAGAACTAAAAATTGTACTGTTCCAGATCCATTTGCTATTGTACTCAAACCAAGTGCAGTTTGTGAAACACCATTGACTGTAGTTGCAATCCCCACAGTATAAGTGGTTCCATCTGCAAGAGAAGATCCAGTTACTGGAACAATAAATTGTCCTGCTAAAATTGTACTTGGAAGATTTGTGATTGAATCTACAGGATTGATTACTGTTGAACCAGCGGAAACTACACCAAAAAATCTTGCAACCGATGATTCTTCAATTTTAACAAAATTGCCACTATTATCAGTAATTTTAATATTTCCAGAACCAAATGCATTTACACTTCCTTCCGCATAAGATGTTTCAGTAAATGCAGTAGAACCAGCACCAGAAGATTTTGCAGTAACTTTTACGTCAATCGAACCTTCATTGACTTTGGTGATAATACCTTTAAGAACTCCTGTTTCTGTTATTACTGTTCCAATACCAGCAACTGATTGGGAGAATGCAGCAGTAACAGCATATCCAACGTTCAATCCAAAAGTTCCAATTGCAATTCGTTGGTCTGCTGCTGCATCAATTACACAAACCTTTAGATTATTGGCCCAAGAACCTGGGTTTCTAGCAGCCCAATGCCAAGCAGTATCAGTAGAATGAGTGTTATTGTAATCTTCAGATGATGTAATTTTTAATGTTACTGGACCAGCAGTTCCAATACCAGCATTTG